ATGGAACTGTATGATGACGCTCACACAGCAGTTAACGACTTTTCAGTCTTTCAAGGGAGATTTTTGAAAGTCAGGAACGGTTTTGAAGATTTTTTTGCAAACTTCAATCCTGAGAAGCTAAACATTCGTGGTATTTCAGCCGAATTGGATACTGTGGCAGGAACCTGTGTGTTCAATGCTTATGGCAGAAAATTCATGGCAACACTTACGCCACTTTTAATTAACAAAACACCATACGGAAACATTGAGTTTTTAGAAGTTATTGAAAAGAAACGAATTTCAATCGAAAGATTTCTTATTACTTATCAACAAAATATAACGACGCTCGCAGGCGAAACACTTATGCCTGCAAGCGATTTTAGTAATGTTCAAACTTGCTACATTCTTAACCTTCTCAATCGCGGACTCAGTCGCCCGATTACCTCAGCGGACTACTGAGGCAATTCAGCAGGTGGCTCAGCTTATGAGCTACCTGCCACCCGTTTCTAAAACAGTCCTCCGAGCGCCGCCGGCTCCCAGTTCATGATCACCAGTTCCCCGCTGACTTCAGCCTTCCCCTGCCGCTGGTTCGCCGTGCTGTAACGGATATCCACCGTTTCGAAGTGGAAGCCCTCAAACACCCTTCGAATATCTGGATGATCGTTGATGCTAACCATCACCTTGCCCTTACATCGTCGCATGAAGTCGGCCATGCGTTCGTAGTTCTCAAACGGGAAGTCCACGCCATACCCAGCGGTCTGCCAGTAAGGCGGGTCCATGTAGTGGAAGGTGTGCGGCCGGTCGTAGCGTTCCGCGCATTCAAGCCAAGCCAGGTTTTCCACGTAGGTGCCGGACAGACGCTGCCAAGCCGCTGACAGATTTTCCTCAATCCGCAGCAGGTTGATGGCGGGACCAGTTGTCGCCGTGCCGAACGTCTGGCCGCTGACCTTCCCCGCGAACGCATGATGTTGCAGATAGAAAAACCTGGCGGCGCGTTGGATATCGGTCAGCGTTTCCGGCCGGGTCATCTTCTGCCATTCGAATACCTGCCGGGAGCTGATCGCCCATTTGAACTGGCGCACGAACTCTTCAAGGTGGTTCTGGACCACGCGGTATAACGTCACCAGATCGCCGTTAATGTCATTGAGCACTTCAACAGGTGCAGCCTGTGGGCGCATGAAGTACAGCGCGGCCCCACCGGCAAAGACTTCGACGTAGCATTCATGGGGTGGAAACAGCGGGATAAGACGATCAGCCAGGCGACGCTTGCCGCCCATCCACGGAATTATTGGTGTGCTCATAAGTGATCCTTGTTTCAAAAATTGGATTCGCTTAGGCTTCGCACCCCCTGCGCAGTGGGGCGAGGCCTTGGTTGGAGCACTCGGCACGTTCGAGTGATTCAGCGTCGAGCGGGTGTTAGCGCACCAGCTCGTCGCCTCGTTTACTGCGCGGGGGTACTACTTTCCCCCCGTTGGAAGCTCAAATTCCTTGAAGCCGACAACCTCTTCACCCAGCCACTCGTTGACCTGAGCCAGCCTCGCCTGCAACGGCTCCAGCTCGTTGACCGCCCAAACCTCAGCAGCCTCCCGCAACGATCCAAAACCGCCCGCGTTCTGCGGCACGATGCCCATCAACTGCGGCGGAATACGCAAAGCCGCAAGCAGGTCGTCGCGGCTAATGTTCTTGATCGAGCTGAATTCGTCCTTGGCAGCAACCTCACTCACCGGAATGAGCTGAATTCCATCCTTCTTCCCGGCGGGCGCGTACACGAACAGGTTGCGAAAGTTGCCAGGCCCTTTGGAGTTCTTCAGCGCGGTGCGCAGTGAGTCGATGTCCTCTTCTTTCTGCGCCGCATCGGTCATGTAGAGGATGAAACCGGCGTGACTGCCGTTGTTGTAGTACTTGCGACGGAACAGGGTGGCGCTCTCGTTGAGCAGAGCGCTTTGTAGTGCTGCGAGCCACTCCGGCAGGCCGTAAATTTCCTGATTGATATCGGCTTCACGCAGGTGACAGATCGAGCCTGGCGCAAACTCGTGCTCATCCTTCCAACCACGTACCTGGTAATAGGTCTCCAAGTCGACACCTCGGCGCATGTACTTCGCCAGCGGCGGCAGCAGGCCCAGGGTATTGCGAAGCATGTTGTTGCGTTTTTCCAGATAGCAATTGCCGCACCAGAGCCAGTCCAGGGCGAACTGCTCAAATGCCTGCCGACTCAACAGCCGATGGGGAACGAACGTGCGGGCAAGCATGTTGCGCTTGAAGTTCAACCCGGACTGTAGGTACACACTGGCCCGTGTCGTCTTGGCCAATCCGTCCATAGACATGGGTGTCTCAAACCAACGCCCATTGGCCCAACACTCCAGGTAGTCAAGGATCTCCCGGCCATCGAGGACTGGCGTGGGGTCACCAAAAGTGAACGCCTCAACAGGTCCAGATTCAGGCGGCAGCAGATCGCCCTCAATGGGGGCAGGGGCGTTGGCCATGTGGTTTCCGCGCTTACGCTTGCTCATCAATAGGACTCCATAAATCCGGTATTGGCCGTGGTCTGCCCTTCGAGGGGTTCGTTGTGCAGCGCGTGGAACGTCGCCCACGCCAAATCGGCATGGCCGGTCTCGTCGGTGCGACCGGCGGTGTAAGTGAACTGGCGCCCGGAGGCGGTGACTGTTTTGCGGATCGCCATCAGCGACTGCGCCATGTCGATCCAGCCGGCGTCGAACTCCAGGCGACCGTTTTTGATGACGTCGTAGGCCTTCAGCACCAATTTTGTTTTGACTTCGGGCGAATAGCTGAAGGTGGTGATGTTCGGGAAAAACTGCTTCACCAGCTGGGCCACGCCAGATCCCATGCCAGTGATGTCAATCCCGATGTAGGTCACCCAATAGCGCCTGGTGATCTGGCGAATGGCCTCGGCCTGAGCGGCGAAGTCCATACCACGGAACTGGAAGCGCTCAAGGATCCGGAACTTGCCTCCGGGCACCAACGGCGGGGCGATCACCACGAGACCTGCACTATCACCACTCTCGGCAGGGTCGTAGCCAACCCAGACCTGTCGATCGCCAAACGGCCGCGCGGCAAACGGCTTGTAGTCCTGGGCCCAAAGATCCCAACTGTCGACCATGCAGGGCTGCAACATGGCCAGCGGGAAAATGCTGGCCCCGTCGTCAACGAACTGGCACATCAGCAGGTTCTGGAAGGCCTCGGCATCGTATTCCTGACGCAGCTCGTCGAGGTCAAACAGATCGCAGCCACGATCTTCCGCGTCCAGAATGGTGACGATCTGCCGCCAGACCCGATCCTCACACAGCCGCCCCTGTTGCAGCGCGTTGTGGGAAACGTCGATTTTGACCCGCTGCGCCGCCGGCTTGCCCTTGTTGAAACGCTCACCAGTCCAGAACGTATAGGCCTCGTGCGCCATGCTGGAGGGCGTCGAAAAGTAGGTCCGGCGATACTGTTTCTGCATCGCCATGCCGCTGGCTACCTTGTTCAGCTCCTTGAACTTGAACGTCCAGAAGAACTCGTCAAAGTAGAAATTCCCGTGATAGCCCTGGGCCGTGCGGGCGTTGGTGCCCAGGAAGTGCAGTTCCGCACCATTCCCCAGAATGATCGGGTCGCCCGTCAACTCGACACCGACCACCTCGCGAGCAAAGGCCTGGATGTAAGCCTTGAAGATATGCGCCTGATTTTTCGATGCCGACAGGAAAATCTGATTACGCCCGGTGGTCAGCGCATCAATCAACGCCTCCCGAGCGAAATAGAACGTCGCACCGATCTGCCGAGACTTGAGGATTGCACGGGTGCGCTGATTGCCCGCTTTGTACCAGTCCAGCTGATAACCGAAACAGCCGTCGATGAAAGCCTCAGTCAGCTTTTCAATATGCTCTTCGTCGAACTCGTTGCGTTTCGGCGCCTTCTTCGGCCCCTCATTACGCTTGGCCAGGTTCGGATTCAGCTCGGTTTCGGTACCGCCATCGTTGAAGCGCTGAATGCGAGCCTGCCGCTCCAGCTGCCGGTGCAGCAGGTCAATTTCCTTGTAGTCCGATCCTGACTTGGGGTCTTTGAGGATCAGTTGTACCAAGCGGGCTTCAGTCGCGGCCTGGATACGCTCCAGCGGTGTAGCCCGGTCCCACTCGTCGCGGGCCTTCCAACTGTGCAGTGTCTTTTCCTTCTCCCCGATCAGCTCGGCGATCTCGCACACGCGATACCCCTGCCAGTACAGGTGCTTGGCATGGCGGCGGTGATCGGTGGGCAAATCGACGATGGCATTCATGGCGCAGATCCTGCCGCCCGCGCGCGAACAGTTCTCGCGTCGGCCCTTGTAGTCCCTGCCCCTACAACAGCGCCTCGTTGCCCGTCGCGCTCGCGCTCAACAACATGCGCTCATCGCCAAGGCACACAGCCACCGCACTGAGGATTCACGCATGGCCGGCAAAACCGACACCCCAGCCAAGAAACACCGCTCCAAGTTCTTCCGCGTCGCCGTCGAAGGCGCCACCACCGACGGTCGCCAGATCGAACGGCAATGGCTGGTCGATGCCGCCGAGACCTACAGCCAAAACACCTACGGCGCGCGGGTCTGGATTGAGCACATGCGCAGCTTGCTGCCAGACAGCCCATTCCGTGCTTACGGCGATGTGGTCGCGCTGAAGACTGAGGAAGTCGAAATCGCCGGGACCAAAAAGCTCGCCCTGTTTGCCCAAATCGAACCCACTGCCGACCTGGTCACCATGAACAAGGCGCGGCAGAAAATGTTTACCAGTATCGAGATCCGCCCGAAGTTCGCCGACACCGGGCGCGCTTATCTGGACGGCATCGCGGTCACCGACACCCCGGCAAGCCTGGGCACCGAGATGCTGACCTTCAGCGCTCAGTACCCAGACAAGAACCCACTGGCAAACCGTAAACGCGATCCCGGCAACCTGTTTTCCGAGGCCATCGAGATCGAACTTGAATTCGAAGAAGTCGAGGACGAAAGCGGCAAGGGCGCAGGCCTGTTCAGCCGCGTTCTCGATCTCCTCGGCAAGAGCAAGGACAAGGAAGGCAAGGACGCCGCTCTTTTTACCGAACTCGGCGAGGCCGTTGAAGCAATGGCCGAGCATGTAGCCGGCCAAGGCGAAGCTTTCGCCGCCGAAAAATCGGCTCGTGAAAAGCTACAGACCGCCCACGACAAGCTGTCCACCGACTTCACGGCTTTGGTCAAAAAGCTCGAAAACACCCCGGATACCACCGGACAAAAACCGCAGTTCTCCGTTCGCCCGCCGGCTACGGGCGGTGACGGCGCACTCGTCACCGACTGCTGATCCACACCACGGACAACACCCAGCCAAGGAACATCGGAGAACACCATGCGTAACGATACCCGCGTCCTGTACAACGCCTACTTGCAACAACTCGCGCAACTGCACGGCGTGAGCGACGTCACCACCAAATTCACCGCTGCCCCGAGCGTCGCCCAAACTCTGGAAACCCGCATCCAGGAATCCAGCGCTTTCCTCAGTGCTATCAACGTGTTCGGCGTCTCCGAACAGTCGGGTGAAAAAATCGGCATCGGTATTGACGGCACCATTGCCAGCACCACCGATACGACCCTCAAGGACCGTGAGCCCCGCGACCCGAGCGGCCTGGACAATCGTGGGTACACCTGCACCCAGACTAACTTTGACACCGGCATCCGTTACCAGAAGCTGGACCAGTGGGCCAAGTTCAAGGACTTCCAGGCGCGTATTCGCGACGCCATCATCAAGGCCCAAGCGCTCAACCGGATCATGATCGGCTGGAACGGCACCAGCCGAGCAGCGACCTCCAACCCGGCCACGAGCCCGTTGTTGCAAGACGTGAACATTGGCTGGCTGCAAAAAATGCGTCTGGAGAACGCCGCTCGCGTGCTGCACGAAGTGGTCGACGGCAGCGGAAAAATCCAGATCGGCGCTGGCAAGGACTTCGAAAACATCGACGCCCTGGTCGTCAGCATGGTCAACGAATTCATCGAGCCCTGGTATCAGGAAGATACCGACCTGGTAGTGATCTGTGGTCGCCAGCTGTTGGCAGACAAGTACTTCCCGATCATCAACAAAACCCAGGCGCCGACCGAAATGCTCGCGGCCGACATCGTCACCAGCCAGAAGCGCATCGGTAACTTGCCAGCCGTGCGCGTGCCGCACTTCCCGGCCAACGGGCTGCTGGTGACCCGTCTCGACAACCTGTCGCTCTACTGGCAGGAAGGCACTCGCCGCCGCACCGTCGTCGACAACGCCAAACGCGACCGCATCGAAAACTTCGAGTCGGTCAATGAAAGCTATGTGATTGAAGACCTGGGCTGCGCTGCCATGGCCGAAAACATCACACTAAGCTGAGGCCGGCAATCATGACCAATCCTTGCCGCCGTCACTTCCAGCGCACCACAGCAGCGGTTGCAGCTGCTGCCGTGGCCGGCCCCGCCATGACCATGGAAGGCGCAACTGTTTACGAGCTGCACCTCGCCAAGCTCCAACAGGACTACCTGCGCCTGAAACAGGTGCAGTCGACCGAAGGAAAGGCGGAGCTGAAACGGCAATTACTGCCGGAGTACACCCCCTATGTGGAAGGTGTTCTCGCCGAGGGTAAAGGCGCGCAAGACCAAGTGCTCACCACCCTGATGGTCTGGCGGATGGACGCCACCGACTTTGCCGGCGCCCTGGACATCGCCGATTACGTGATCACCCACTCGCTTTTGATGCCGGATCGCTTTGAGCGCACCACCGGCACCATCGTGGCGGAAGAGATCGCCGAAGCGGCACTGAAGGCGCAGAAAGCCGGCGGTACCTTTGACCTGGATCTGTTGCTACGCACCGAGCAAATCACGGCCAAGGAAGACATGCCCGACCAAGCCCGCGCCAAGCTGCACCTGGCCATTGGCAAAGCGTTTTCAGCGCAGGTCACTGATGACGCTCCGCCGAGCGACGCCCTGGAGCCGCTGGAGAAGGCCAAGACACACCTGGCACGCGCCATTGAGCTGCACACCAACTGCGGCGGCAAGAAGGATTTGGAGCGCGTCGAGCGCCTCCTGAAGAAACACACTGCCCCAGGCAGTTAACCGAGCGTCCCCACGCACCCCGCCGGCTCGGGGCGGATCGGCCAGGCCGCTCCTCCTGAACGTGAAGCCCCGACCACCGGCGATCTATTACAGAGCGCAGTTTCATGAGCGGATTCGTTGCCGGCGGCCCAGTGCCAAGCGGCCATATCAACACCGACACTTTCTGGCCCTCGATTGACCTGGAGAATCTACGCGCAACCCTGCGAATCGATTCCAGCGTGACCGCCCCCCGCCTGGAAACCGCCGTCATTGCCGCCGCCATCACGGTCAATCGTGAGTTGGAGGACTGGCGCTCCACCCAGCAAGCAGCAGGTTACGCCGAGCTGGTCGACGTGCCTGGGCCGAAAATCAACGATGTTTCCGCTCAAGTGCACCTCTACCGTCGGGCCATTGAAGCGGCAACCGGCGCCGAAGTCTGCGAGCGCTATCGTTCCTTCGACACCACCAACACCGGCAGCCACAAGGCCGACGAACTAACACCGACCATTGACGAGTACCGCCGCGACCAGCGCTGGGCCGTCCGCGACTTCCTCGGTCGCAGTCGCACCACCGTGGAGTTGATCTGATGGCAACCACCGTCCGAGCCTTCCAGAACGATACGGTCGACGCGCTGTGCTGGCGTCACTACGGGCGCACCGCTGGTGTCACCGAAGCCGTCCTCACCACCAACCCAGGCCTTGCCGACTACGGCCCCACCCTGCCACAGGGGCTGGCTGTCACGATGCCAGATGCCCAGGCGCCCGCCCCACAGCGGCAGATGGTGAACCTATGGGACTGACCGGCCTGCAACGCGCCATCGAACCCACCCACTCTGGACCATGGAATGAAGCGAATGCCTGAACGTCCTGACACCTGGGCCTGGCTTGCTGCCTGGCTCGAACAGAACTGGCCGACCCTGTACGCCGGCTTCCTGGCCCTGATCATCGCTGCGCTGCGGATCATGTACGGCGGCGGTACGTTGCGCCGCATGGTGATCGAGGCCCCGCTGTGCGGTGCCCTGGCGCTGGCCGCCAGTCATGGCCTGGCATTACTCGGTATCCCTGCATCCACCGCCCCCTTTTTCGGCGGGGTCATCGGCCTGCTCGGCGTCGAAGGCACCCGGGCCGCTGCCAGGAAGTTTTTCACCCGCAAGGTAGAGCAACTATGACCACACTACGCCACGGCGACCGCTCGCAAGCGGTGCGCGACCTGCAAAAAAAACTGAACAGCAACGGCGCCACGCTCGTGATTGACGGCGACTTCGGTGATGCCACTGAGCGGGCAGTAAAGGCCTATCAGTTGAAAATCGGATTAGTTGCCGATGGCATCGTCGGCGCCAAGACCCTCGCGGCTCTGGCCGGTAGCGACTGTCAACAATTGTTGAAGAACGCCGACCTGGTCGCCGCTGCCCAGCGCCTCGACTTGCCGCTGGCGAGTGTCTACGCGGTCAATGAGGTGGAGTCCAAGGGTAAAGGCTTCCTCGACAACGGCAAGCCGGTGATCCTGTTCGAACGACACATCATGTACCGCCAACTGATTACACCGCGACACGACGGTGACGACCCTGCCGAACTCAAGCGCCAGGCCGATCAGCTCGCCATCACCAACCCAGCCATCGTCAACCCGAAACCCGGCGGCTATGTCGGCGGCACCGCCGAATACCAGCGCCTGAGCGCGGCCAGGCTGATCGATGACACCGCCGCCCTCGAATCCGCGTCCTGGGGCGCCTTCCAGATCATGGGCTTTCACTGGCAGCGCCTGGGCTATGCCAGCGTGCAAGACTTCGTCGCTACCATGTCCGCAGGGGAATCGCAGCAGCTCGACGCCTTCGTGCGCTTCATAGAATCCGACCTGGTGTTGTACAAGGCTCTCAAAGCCCGCAAATGGGCGGAGTTCGCCAAGCTCTACAACGGTCCCGACTACGCCCGGAACCTCTACGACGTCAAATTGCAGCGTGCCTACGAACGGCATGCCGACTGTGGCTGTGGTCAGGAGATCGCCGCATGATCGACCTCAACGGTGTGCGCAAACTCAGGGTGCAGGACGGCGACCTACTGGTGGTACCGGAAAACACCGAAGACCAGGGCATGCAGGATCTGGTCGTCGCACTGGGCTACCTGATGCCCGATGCAAACGTCATCATCGTGCGCGGCCCAGTCGAACAACTCGACGTCGGTGAGATGAACAGCCGCGGCTGGTACCGCGCATGAGCCCCTTGCGCCAGGCCCTGTATGGCATCGCCCTGCTCGGTGCTCTGACGCTATTGCTCTGGGGCCAGGACCAGCGCATCAAAGTCGCTGACGGTGCGACCGAGCTGGCCCAGCTGAACGCCGCCAACGCCCAGGAAGACAGCGCCCGTAACCTCACCACCGCCAACGCCCTGCAAAGCGCCCTACAACAGGAACGCGCGGCCCAGGCGCTATTGCGCACCCAACAAACCCAACTGCGCCAGGGCCTGGCCCAGCGTAAACAACAGATCGAGGCCCTGAAAAGTGAAAATTCCGAACTACGCGATTGGGCTGCTCAGCCTTTGCCTGATGCTGCTCTCCGGCTGCGGCAGCGTCCCACCCTCACCGGCGCAGACGCTTATCGTCAGTGGCTGTCCAGCGGTAGTACCGTGCCTGCTTCCGGCGACCAGCCCCAGCGATAACGGCTCCTTGCTAATCGATCAGGAGCGTGTTGAGGCCGCCTGGGCCGAGTGTGCGGCTCAGGTTGACATGGTCTACAAACACCAGCAGGCCCTCCAATGAACAAACCCGATAGCCTACGTGCCCATCTGCTGGCCGCCGTCCCGGAACTCAGGCACAGCTCCGACCGCTTGCTGATCTTCATCGATAACGGCAAGGTCAGGTGCACTGCCGCTGCCAGCCTGTCGTTCGAATACAGCTTCGACCTGCAGGTCATCCTCACCGACTTCGCCGGCCACCCCGACAGCGTAATGCTACCCCTCCTTGGCTGGCTGAGCGTGCACCAATCCGAACTGCTGGAAAACCTCAATAAGTCCGCTGAAGGCATCCAGTTCGAAGCCGATATTCTCGACAACAGTAAAGTCGACCTCAGCCTCACCTTGCCGCTGACTGAACGCGTTGTAGTGGGCAAAGACGCCGATGGCAACACCACCATCCACCACCCTGGCGAGCCGCAGCGTGTCGCCGATTTTCTCGACCCAGCATGGACTCCAGGCGCCCAGGGCACCGGCAGTGAATGGGTTGTCCCTCAATGACCAATCGACTGGAAGCGCTGGAAGACTGGGCCGCCGGTTTGCTCCGACAACTGGAACCCGCAGCAAGCAACCAGATTGCTCGTAGTCTCGGCCAGGCATTGCGTCGCAATCAGCAGCAGCGGGTTATCGCCCAACGCAACCCGGACGGCAGCAAATACGCACCCCGTAAGAAACGAAACCTGCGGGGCAAGCAGGGTCGGGTCAAGCGCAAGGTGCAGATGTTCCAGAAGCTGCGCACTGCGCGCTTCCTGAAGGTCAAAGCCGACAGCAACGCTATCAGCATTGGATTCACGGGACGCATAGCCCGCATTGCTCGGGTGCACCAATACGGACTGAAAGACCGCGCTGAACGAGGTGCACCGGATGTGAAATATGAACAGCGGGAGGTACTGGGCTTTACAGATGTCGACATTAATCTGATCCGAGACGGGCTACTCACACACCTGGTGAACCGCTGACGTAATCGATTCGCTCGCCTCCCGACGAACGGTCTCGGCCCTTTTCCGCAGAATAGGTTTGATACAAAGCCCGGATGCACATAACTTTTTCGACCGTTTCCATGTCTCGCCCCGTATCTGCAGCGTTCAGGCCACAAGGAAACACAATAAAATTATTGTTTTTCTGCCCGTCAATAGTTTACAGTGTTTACTGCTGTTTACGCTGTATACAGATGCGTTGGAGGGATATATTATGGCTTCGCCTGTGCTGTCGTTTCGTGTTGAAGAGGTATTGGTGGAAAAGCTTGATCGGTTGTCGGAAGCAACCGATCGAGATCGCCAATATCACCTCAAGCGCGCCTTGGCCCGTTACGTTGAGTCCGAGTCATGGCATATCAACGCAATCGCTGACGGTATCGCTGACGCTGATGCAGGTAACCTCACAGATCTGAAAGCCGTTAAGGCTAAATGGGTGAATCGTGCCAAACATCGCATTGACGGGCAAAGCGGAGAGTGATTTAGACTCGATTCATGAGTACTACGCATCTCGTTTGGGTGCGGGCTCAGCAGATGCCGTGATAGCTCAAATTTTTGAGTCGCTCGAAAAATTAGAAATGTTTACGGGCTTGGGCAGACCCTCTCAAACGCCAGACATCAGAGAGCTGGTGCTGTCCAAATTCCCTTTCATCGCCCCGTATCGACTAGTCGGGGACGAAGTACAAATTCTGCGCATTCTTCATCAACGCACTGAACGCTCTGAAGATTGGTGAACGTTGTCTTGAAATGACAATGCGAACTTTGTAAAAGCCAATCCTACAAAGCTCAAAAGCTGCACGCCCCTCTACGTGGCGCCACCATCGGCGCCATGAACGACTTAGCCACCCTCGCCCGCCTGATCGAAAACCTCATCCGCTTCGGCACCATCGCCGAAGTCCAGATGAAGCCCCCCCGTGTGCGGGTGAAAACCGGTGAACTCACCACCGACTGGCTGCCATGGTTAGCCCCGCGAGCCGGTGCGGACAAGGAATGGGACCCACCTACCGTCAACGAGCAGGTCCTGCTGCTCAGCACATCGGGCCAGCTCGGCAACGGTGTTGCGTTGACCGGCCTGTACAGCGACAACAACCCAGCCAACGGCGACCGTGCCGACCTACATCGCCGTACCTACCGCGACGGCGCAGTCATCGAATACGACAGCATCGCCCATCATCTGCGAGCTGTCCTGCCTGCAAACGGCACCACCGACCTGATCAGCCTCGGCGGCATCCACATCGTCGGCCCGATCACCCACGAAGGTGATTACACCCAGACCGGCAACCAGAACATTACCGGCACCGTCACTGCTTCGGTCGATGTCGTGGCCGCCAACATCAGTCTGGTGAAACATCCACACGGAGATGTCATGTCCGGTAACGCGAAGACAGGAGCCCCGGAATGAACCGAGAAACCGGCGCCGCCATCAGCCTCCCGGAACATATCGTCCAGTCCATCGCCGATATCTTGACCACCCGTCTCGGTACTCGCGTCATGCGTCGCGAATACGGCTGCCTATTGCCCGAACTAATCGACCAGCCCTACAACGATGCCACCCGCCTGCGAGCCTACGCGGCCACCGCCATGGGGCTGATGCTGTGGGAGCCTCGTATCAGCGTCAGCCGCGTGCAGTTCCTCGGCGGCAACCTGCAAGGCAAAGCGGTGCTCGACCTGGAAGGCACGCTGATTGACAGCAACGAGCCCTTCAGCTTGAGCATTCCCCTGCAACTGGGGGGCAGCGCATGAATACCTTCAGCATCATCGACCTGAGCCAACTGCCGCCGCCGCAGATCGTCGAACAGATCGATTACGAGCAGATCCTGGCCGAGCGAAAGGCCTACGCCATCAGCCTCTGGCCGCCAGAGGAACAGGCCGAAATCGCCGCCCGCCTCGCTTTGGAGTCTGAGCCACTGACCAAGCTGATTGAGGAGAACGCCTACCGCGAAACGATCTGGCGGCAGCGGGTCAATGAGGCCGCCGTCGCCAACATGCTCGCCACCGCCGAACGTAGCGACCTGGATAATCTGGCCGCCAACTTCAACGTCCAGCGCCTGGTCGTGCAGGCCGGCAATGCCGCCGCCATCCCGCCAATTCCGCAGATCATGGAGAGCGACGAAAGCTTGCGTGAACGGGCGCAAATGGCCTGGGAAGGCCTGAGCACCGCCGGCCCGCGCAACAGCTACATCTTTCACGCCCGGGCTGCGGATGGCCGCGTGGGCGATGCCACAGCAGAGAGCCCATCGCCTGCCGTCGCCGTGGTTACGGTGCAGGGCCTGCTCGGCGATGGAAGCGCAGATCCTACATTGCTGACTGTGGTGAACACCTACCTCAGTGACGACGACCGGCGTCCCGTTGCCGACCGCCTGACCGTCCAGAGTGCGCAGGTCATCAATTACCAGGTCAATGCCACGCTCTACCTGAACACCAGTGGCCCCGAGTCCGAGCCAATCCTTGCCGCCGCAGAGAAGCGCCTACTGGCCTACGTCCGACAGCGTCGTCGCCTGGCGATGGAAGTGTCGGAGTCAGCCGTGCACGCCGCACTGCACGTCGAGGGCGTGCGCAAGGTGGTTTTAACCGACTGGATCGATATCAAAGCAACGGCCTATCAGGCGCCCTATTGCACTGACGTGAATATCGTTGCGGGGGTTGAGTAATGGCCGAACCCTCGCTGCTCCCGCGCACCGCCACCGAGCTGGAGCGCCTGGCCGCTGAAGCCCTGGCACAGATCCAACGTGTACCGGTTCCTCTGCGACAGCTCTACAACCCCGACACATGCCCCGCTGCCCTACTGCCCTACCTGGCCTGGGCCTTCTCTGTTGATCGCTGGAACAGCAACTGGACCGAAGCCGCCAAGCGAGCGGCGATCCGTGCGGCCTACGCCATCCACTCACGCAAGGGCACCATCGGCGCCCTGCGCCGGGTTGTCGAACCATTGGGCTACCTGATCGAGGTGCTGGAGTGGTGGCAGACAGTACCTTTGGGCGTGCCCGGCACATTCGCCCTCAAGGTCGGAGTACTCGATACCGGCATCACTGAAGAGATGTACCAGGAACTGACCTGGCTTATCGACGACGCCAAACCCCTCACACGCCACCTGATCGGGCTCGCCATCAGCCTCGAAACGCATGGCAGTTTGAACATCAGCGTCGCCCTGTACGAAGGTGACGTCATCGACATTTACCCACCGGTGATGCGTGACATCGAGGTCACGGGCCGCTTCGGAGCGGTCGGTCGCGAACACTCCATCGATACCCTGGACGTTTACCATGATTGACGCTAACTCGCAGTTTTTCGCCATCCTGACCCAAGTCGGCGAGGCCAAGCAGGCGAACGCCGACGCGCTCGGCCGCCCTTGGCTGATCACAGACATGGGCGTCGGTGATGCCAACGGCACCGACCCTGTGCCGGATCGCCTGCAAACCCGCTTGATAAACGAATGGCGCCGCCGGCCGCTGAACCAGCTCAAGATTGACCCGGTCAACCCGGCGGTGATCATCGCCGAGCAGATTATCCCCGCCGACGAGGGTGGCAAGTGGATACGGGAGATTGGCTTGTACGACGCCGACGGGGACCTGGTGGCGGTAGCGAACTGCGCACCCAGCTTCAAGCCGGTTCTGTCGCAAGGCTCCGGCCGCACGCAAATTGTGCGGATGAACCTGATCGTCTCCAGTGCCGGCAACATCACTCTGAAGATCGATCCGGCGGTAGTGCTGGCGACCCGTGAGTTTGTCGAACAACGGATCATGGAGGAGCTGTACAAGCTTGACAGCAAACAGTCGGTTCGCGTGGCGACCACTGCCAATATCGTACTGGCCGGCCTTCAAACCATCGATACTGTCGCGCTGGTCGCCGGTGATCGGGTGCTGGTGAAGAATCAGACGGTTGCCAAGGATAACGGTTTGTATATCGCGGACGCCGGTGTATGGAAACGCTCGCTCGATGCCGACACCAGTGCCAAAGTCACCTCAGCGCTGCTGGTGTCTATCGAGCAAGGCGCTACATTGGCCGATAGTCGCTGGCAATTGGTGACAGATGGCTCGATTGTCCTGGGCACCACCGCTCTGACTTTTCAGGACGTTACCTTTGGATTAGCACCGCTCAGATCCCCCGCTTTTCTGGATAATCCAACGACCCCCACTGCGGCTCAGTTCGACAGTAGTAAATTGTTGGCGTCGACGGATTTTGTGCAGAGGGCAATAGGCAGCTTCGCTAAAAGTGAATCGATAGAAGGGGGCAATGTAACGCTGACTGCTGCGCATATCGGTGCTCGGATTGAAATGTCTTCGGGCGGCACCCTCACGCTACCCAACGCGAACTTGCTGCCTAAAGGCTCCTCGATCCTGATTACGACCTCTCTCGGGGCCGGAGTGGTAAATCTAGCAGTTCAAGCTGGGGGTGTGCTCGCACTGAATAACGTTAGCGTTGTGACTCCATACTCAATGTCCAGTGGGTCGGACCTCCTGCTGGTATCCGATGGGTCTGTATGGCGTGGCCATGCAAGTCTTGAGTGCCTGAGAACTTCACAACTATTTGCCGCCACTTTTGGTATCACTGGCATTCAAAAACTACCTAGTGGTGACATTGAAATGTGGGGGATAACGGGCGGAGCTGCGGCGGGAGTAATCGCGCCGGTCACGTTTCCGATGGCGTTCCCTAACGCTTGTACGAATATCCAGATGACCTATGTCGACGCGGGGACACAGTCTCCTGCGTCGCGTGGCGGCCCCGTTCAGGTCGGTAATTTTACAAATACGGGGTTTAACTATTCCCATTCGGGCAGCAGTAGCGGTGCCGCTCAGCACTTCTGGCGTGCCAAGGGTAATTAAGGGGGATCTATGTATTACTGCGCAACCGACGGCGGTTTCTACGATTTAGAGTTTCATGGCGCCATTCCAGAGGGCTCAGTGGAGATCACTGATGAGGTCTATGCAGCCTTGAAGACCGGTCAGGAAAAGGGCAAATGGATAGTGGTGGGGGAGCAGGGTTACCCGGCACTCATTGACCCACTACCACCGACTGATGAGGTTCTAAGGGCCATTGAACGGCGGTGGCGTGATGCGCGCTTGTTGGAAACGGACGGCGTTGTTTCGCGGCACCGCGATGAGTTAGAGCAAGGTTCAGAAACAACATTAACGGCCACGCAGTATGCCGAGCTTCAGGTATACCGACGTCAGTTGCGCGACTGGCCACAAGGGGCCGAGTTTCCACTTGCGGATCATCGCCCAGCCGCACCGCCCTGGCTGGCTGAACAAGCCCAATAACGCCCTGACCGGGCGTTTTTTTATTCAAGCGTTCTGTAGCCCCACCCGCTACAAGCCTTCACGCTCGCTCATCCGGCGCGCGCGCGGCAGCCTGTGCACTGTCACTCCATTCACTGCGCAGGCAAAACCCATGGCCGACTATCTTCACGGCGTGCGGGTCATCGAACTCAACGACGGCACCCGCCCCATTCGCACCATCCCCACCGCTGTCATCGGCCTGGTTTGCACTGCCGACGACGCTGACGCCACTGTATTTCCGTTCGACACGCCGGTGCTGCTGACCAACGTACAAACCGCCATCGGCAAAGCCGGTGTGAAAGGTACCCTCGCCGTCAGCCTGCAAGCCATCGCCGACCAGACCAAGCCTTACGTCATCGTGGTGCGGGTCAAGGAAGGTCCGACCGAAGCTGAAACCACCAGCGCCCTGATCGGCACCACCACCGCAGACGGCAAATACACCGGCATGAAAGCCCTGCTCGCCGCCAAGGCCAAAGTCGGCCTGGTGCCACGCATTCTCGGCGTGCCGGGATTGGACAGCCAACCGGTGGCCACCGCCCTGGTCGCCATCGGCCAACAGCTGCGCGCCTTCAACTACGTCAGCGCCTGGGACTGCAAAACCAAGGAAGAGGCTGTCGCCTACCGCGAAAACTTTGGTGCACGGGAAGTCATGGTGATTTGGCCGGACTTCCAGAACTGGGACACCGTCACCAGCAAAACCGTCAACGCCGCCGCTGTGGCCCGCGCCCTCGGCCTGCGCGCCAAGATCGACCAGGAAACGGGCTGGCACAAAACCCTGTCCAACGTCGCCGTCAACGGCGTGACCGGCATCAGCGCCGACGTGTTCTGGGATCTGCAAAACCCGGCCACCGACGCCAACTACCTCAACAGCAACGAAGTCACCACGCTGATCAACGAGGGCGGCTTCCGCTTCTGGGGCAGCCGCACCTGCAGCGACGATCCGCTGTTTGCGTTCGAGAATTACACCCGCACCGCGCAGATCCTTGCCGACACCATGGCCGAAGCACACATGTGGGCCATCGACAAACCAATGCACGCCTCCCTGGTGCGCGACATCATCGAAGGCGTCAACGCCAGGTTCCGCGAGCTGATCGCATCGGGTTACCTGATAGGTGGCAGTTGCTGGTTCCCCGAAGACATCAACGACAAGGACACCCTCAAGGCCGGCAAGCTGTTCCTCGACTACGACTACACGCCCGTGCCACCGCTGGAAGACCTCACCCTGCGTCAGCGCATCACCGACCGCTACCTGATGGACTTCGCTACCAAGATCAATAGCTAAACCGGGTCTCCCCGTAAGGGGAGCAACCCCGTGCCAGGACACCGGAGAACACCGCCATGGCAATGCCTCGCAAACTCAAAAACCTCAACCTGTTCAACGATGGCAACAACTACTTGGGTGTCGTCAAGTCCGTCACCCTGCCCACCCTTGGCCGCAAGATGGAGGCCTATCGCGGCGGCGGAATGAACGGCGCGGTCAAGGCCGATCTGGGCATGGGCGACGACGGTATCCAGTTCGACTGGAAAACCGGCGGCCTGGACTTGATCGCGTTGCGCCAATTCGGTTCTGTGAACGCCTCCGGCGTCATGTTGCGCTTTTCCGGCGCCTTCCAGCAGGACGACACCGGCGAGATCAGCACAGTCGAGGTCGTAGTGCGCGGTCGCCATGAATCCATCGAAATGGGCGAAGCCAAACCCGGCGAAGACACCGAACACAGCATCAAGACCACGTGCAGCTATTACAAGCTCACCGTCGACAACGAAGAGATCATCGAAATCGACCTGCTGAACTTCATCGAGAAGGTCAACGGCGTGGACATGCTGGAAAAACAACGTAACGCTCTGGGCATCTGACCCGCAGCGCTCTCGATCGAAATCCCATAACACCATCAGGAGCACATCATGCTGGAAGAAGAAACCAACACTACATCGTCAGCCGTCGACGACAACATCGTCACCTTGGACAGCCCCATCAAGCGTGGCAAAACCGAAATCACCGAGGTCACCCTGCGTAAACCGCAGTCCGGCGAGCTGCGCGGTGTTCAACTGGTCGAACTGCTGAACATGGACGTCGCCAGCCTGATCAAGGTTCTGCCGCGCATCAGCACCCCCAGCATCACCGCCATTGAAGCCGCCGGCATGGACCCCGCCGATCTGCTGGCCTGCGGCAGCAAGATCACCGGTTTTTTGTTGCAGAAATCGGTGAAGACGGAGGCATCCCTCGTTGCGTAGAAGACGCCATGGCCGACCTGGCCGTGGTATTTCACTGGGCACCCGCTGACATGGACCAGTTAGGCCTGCAAGAACTGATGGACTGGCGCGAGCGCGCCAGGATAAGGAGTTCCGCCGATGGCGAATGATTTAAAACTGCAGGTTCTGCTCAACGCCGTCGACAAGGCCAGCGGCCCCTTGAAGAAGATCGGCGCAGGTGGCCTGGAGAGCGCCCGCGCACTCAAGGCTGCCCGAGACCGCTTGAAGGAACTCAACGCCCAGCAAAAGGACGTCAGCGCCTGGCGCGAACTGCAAGCCGCCTCTCGCGAAACCGCTGACGCACTGGCCGCCAACAACAGGAAAGTCGGAGAACTTGCCCGCGCCACCGCCAAGGTTCGGCAGCAGCTCGCACCCACTCAGGCACTTTTCGAACAATCCCGACTCAAGGTCGACGCCCTCAAGAACAGTCAGTTTGGACTCAAGCGTGAACTCACCGGAGCGCGCAATGCGCTCGGGCTACTCAGTGATGAACACCGTAAGGCCGGCGGCCGGATCACCTCGCTCAACGCGGTCATGCAAAAGGGCAACGCCCTGACTCGCGAGCAACATACCGAATACAACCAGCTGGTGGCGGCCCAACGCGAACGAAAGGTGCAGTTGGACCAGCTCGCAGCCAAAGAAAAGACCCTGGCCGACCGTTATTCTTTGAGCACCACCCAACTGCGCAGTATGCGGGTGGGCCACTCCAACCTGCGAGAAGAAATCCGCCGCCTGGAGATGCCGTTTAAAGCCCAGCTCACGCAGCTCAAACAGCACACCGCCGAGTCAAAACGCCTCGGTGAACAGTACGGTTTACAGAAAGGTAAGCTCACCAGCCTGGGCGCACAGCTCAAGGCAACGGGCATCAGCACCAACGCCCTGGGTGCAACCGAACTCAAGCTCAAGCGCGACATAGACAGCACCACCCAAGCGATGAAAACTCAAATGGGCCGGCTCGACGCACTCAAGCGCAAGCAGGAAAGCCTGGCCAAAGCTCGCAGCGTTTATGACAAAACCCAGAGCGCCGCTGGCAGCATGGCCGTATCAGGTGCTGCCGGTATGGGTGTGGCCTACGGCATTGGTCGCGGGATCTATGCCCCGCTGCAAGAGGGCAAGCACTTTGCCCTTGAGGAACAACGTGTTGCTGCCCTGGGGCTGGGCAAAGAAGACACCGGCAAGGCCATTCAATTTGCCAAGGAAATGAAGACTTACGGCACCAGCGTCACCGAGAACCTGACGCTGGTCCGGGACGCCATGACGGTGTTTGCCGACGAACACGAAGCCGAAATGGTCGCCCCGACACTGGCAAAAATGAAGTTTGCCAACCACGCCATGTACGGCGAGGAACAGGGCGCAGACAACGAACGTAAGTTCATGGACATGCTCAAGGTGATTGAGTTGCGTGGCGGGCTCGCCAGTAAGGAAGCCTTCGTCAACCAGGCAGATATCGTGCAGCGCGTCCTCACAGCTACCGGTGGCCGCGTCGGTCCGAACGAATGGTTGAACGTCATCAAAACCGGTGGGGTGGCAGCCAAGGGCATCAAGGACGAAGCCTTCTACTACCAGATGGAACCACTGGTACAGGAAATGGGCGGACACCGCGTCGGTACCGCGATGATGAGCGCCTACTCCAACATCTACCAGGGCAAGACCACAAAGCGCGCCGCCAACAACATGGAGCGACTGGGGCTGGTCGATCCCAAAAAAGTGAAACACGACAAGGCCGGGCAAATCTCGTTCCTGGACGTCGGCGCCATCAAGGGCAGCAAGATATTCCGTGAGAACCAGTTCGAATGGATGGAGAAAGTCCTGCTCCCTCAACTGAAGGCCAAGGGCATCACGGAAAAGAGCCAGGTACTGGACACCATCGGCAGCATCTTCTCCAACCGCACGGCATCCAACCTGTTCGCACAGATGTATTTGCAGCGCGAACAGATCCACAAAAACGCCAAGCTGAATGCCGGTGCCGATGGCATCGACCAACTGTATGAAAAAGGCCAGGGCAGCGCCCAGGGGCAGGAACTGGAGCTGCTCGCCCAGCGTGCAAATGCCTACCGGGAAATGAGCAACGCAATTCTGCCAACCTACGTCGAAGCCCTGAAAAGCATCACCGCCGCCATCAAGGAAGTCACGACCTGGATGAAGGAAAACCCCGCTTCGGCAGCGATCATGATGAAAACATTGATGGTGGTTGGCGTCCTGGCGGCGGCCTTCGGTGCCCTTGCCCTGACGCTCGCCAGCCTGCTCGGGCCGTTTGCCGTCATCAACTTCGGTTTGGGCTTGTTCGGGCTCAAGGCCGGCGGCGCTGGGCGAGTGGTGCAAGGCCTGTTCCCGACACTGACCGGCCTTGCCCGCAACGCCCTGCCGATGCTCGGCCAGGGCCTTCGTGTGCTCGCCAGCACCCTCGGCGGTGCACTGATTACCGCATTGCGCGCCGTCAGCATCGCGCTCTGGGGCCTGGCGGCCAACCCGATAGTTTTGATTATCGGGGCAGTGGTCGCCGCCTTGGCCGGCGCGGCCTACCTGATCTACCAGAACTGGGACGCGGTGAAGGCTTACTTCGTCAACGCCTGGACCGAGATCAAAGCCGGCTTTAGCGGTGGAATCGGCGGCATCCTGACGGTAATTGCCAACTTCAGCCCTATCGGGCTGATCTACCAGGCCTTCTCGGGTGTCTTGAGCTACCTGGGCGTCGACCTGCCAAACCGCTTCACCGAGTTCGGCAACATGATCGTCAACGGCCTGGTGAATGGCCTGTACGCCGGTCTGGGGCAAATCAAGAGCGCCATCACCTCGATCGGCGACTCAACCATCAATTGGTTCAAGGAAAAGCTCGATATTCATAGCCCGTCACGGGTGTTCGCCGAACTGGGCGGCTTCACCATGGCTGGCCTGACACTGGGCCTGGAGGGCGGAGCCAAAGGCCCGCTCAACGCCATGACCAACACTGCCAAACAACTGACCGCCGCCGGCACCCTGGCGCTCGGCGCGACCTCCATTCCCGCACTGGCAGTCGACAACCGCGCGCCGATCACTGGCACAGCCGCATCAGCCTATGACAGCCACGACCACTACGAAATCAATATCCATCCGACCCCTGATATGGACGCGCAGGCCATTGCCCGTGCTGTGCGCGCCGAACTGGCCCGTATCCAGAACGAAAAAGGCGCCCGACAGCGCAGCAAACTGTCTGACCTGGAGTAACCCACCATGATGCTTGCCCTCGGCATGTTCGTTTTCAGCCTGTCGACCCTCGCCTACCAGGAACTGCAACGCCAGACCGAGTGGCGCCACGCCAGTAACAACCGCATCGGCGCACCGCCAGCACGCCAGTTCCTGGGCCGTGGCGAGGACACCATCACCCTCCCCGGCATCCTGCTGCCCGAGCTGGCCGGCAGCATGTTCAGCCTTGACGCCCTGCGTCTGATGGCGAACACCGGGAAAGCCTGGCCGGTGATCGAAGGCAGTGGCCGGCTCTATGGCCTGTGGGTTATCGAAAGCCTGAGCGAAACCAAGACCATTTTCTTTCGTGACGGCACACCACGGCGGATTGAATTCAGCCTCACCCTCAAGCGTATCGACGATGACCGTATCGACCTGCTCGGCGCCGGTACCGCTACGGGCGTCAACATCCTGCGAGCCTTGCTATGATCGATGCCGCCATCTCCCGCGTCACCGGTTATCTCAAGGACGCCGTTGACCGCTACAAACGCGATGCGGCCTACCCTGTCCCCGCGTTCCGGCTGACCGTCGACGGCCATGACATTGCTCAGTTGATCAGCCCGCGGCTGATGAGCCTGGACCTGACCGACAACAGGGGAGTCGAAGCCGACCAGCTCAGCATCACCCTCAGCGACCATGACGGCTTGCTGGCGATTCCGCCAAAGGGTGCGGTGCTCCGGTTGTGGCTCGGTTGGACTGACACCGGCCTGGTGGACAAAGGCACCTACACTGTCGACGAAACAGAACACAGCGGCGCTCCCGACGTGCTCAGCATCCGCGCTCGATCGGCAGACCTGCGCAAGGGACTGAAGGTCAAGCGCGAGCGTAGCTGGAGCAGTAAGACCCTGGGCGACATCCTGCGCGATATCGCCATTGGCAATGGTCTCACCACGACCATCGCCGCCGCCCTGGATAGTCTGGGCATTCCCCATCTGACCCAGGCCAACGAGTCGGATGCCAACCTGCTCAGTCGCCTGGGCGAAGACTTCGACGCCATGATCAGCGTCAAGGCCGGCTGCCTGCTGTGCCTCCCCGCAGGTGGTGGCAAGACCGCCAGCGGCCTGGACCTGCCACACATCACCCTAACCCGTGTCGAGGGCGACCAGCACCGCTACTTACAAGCCGAGCGCGACAGCTATGACGGTGTACGGGCCTACTTCTACGACGTGAACAGCGCGAAAAAGCAGGAGGCCATTGCCGGTGGCGGCAAGAACCTCAAGGATCTGCGCCACACCTACAGCGACAAGCAGTCCGCCCTGCGCGCCGCCCGGGCTGAATTCAATCGCCTGCAACGCGGCAGCGCGACCCTCAGCTACACCCTCGCCATGGGCCGGCCCGACTTGATTCCCGAGCTGACCTACACGCTCCAGGGCGTGAAAGCCGAAATCGACGAAATCATCTGGTACGGCGGCAACGTGCAGCACACACTTAGCGCCGATAACGGCTACACCGTGAACCTGTCCCTGGAAAGTAAGCTGCCAGAAGACACTGTCGATGGCCTGGCGGAAGAAAACCAACAGGATTACACCGGCATCATCGCCTATTACCGCGAAGAGAAAACCGGCAAGGAAAAGACTCGAACGGCTGGCGACCAGACGAAGCCGAAGCGGTTGCTATGGCTCTATGCCAACAAGTACACGGCGAAACGGGCTGTGGATCGAGAGTGGAAGCGGTTGCAGGAGGCGAAGGCAAAAGCAATGCGCCCCGTGCAAGACGGGGCGACATCGTAGAAGCAGGTTTACTCAGCGAACACGGAAATGGTCGTGCCACCACCATCACGGGCGAAGGCCTGACATTCAAGGGCAAGACCTTTCTGCTCGATCGCTGCAATCTCGCTGTCGTCCTTCAGCGCCTGTTTGCGGCATTGCTTCGAAAACTTGACGATATCGGCGGCAGGCCGAGGGGAAACCAGGCTGCCGGCACGACCGACCAGGTCGTAGTAGGCCTGGTCAGGTTCTGGGCCATCCCATGTGATTGCGAGGTTGGGTTTGCCGATTGAGCAACTGACCGACAGGGAAATGTTCGGTCCGTCACGGTACTCGGTGGTTTGCTTGCCTTCGGTCTGTTTGACTTGGGTCAGGTGACGTTCTTGCTGGAGCGCGGTCAGGATTTTGTCGCAGGAATCGGCAAGAGCTGCGGTAGATAGCACCAACATTGCCAGGCTACAGCCGATCTTCACCAAGTACTCAGTTTTCATACAGTTTTTCTCTCAATCGTTCCTTGATGCACGGGCATCCCGTGGATGTAGCTGAAGTACATAGGCTATTGGCGGATCTTCCTTTCAGCAAGGCTTGTGGCGTGATTCAAACCGAAATGGACAGGCCCCTCTGTACACATTAGCCTCAGCCTGAGCCCCAAAAGCATATGGCTTTCAGGCTGGCTGTAGCTACCCGCCGTAACGGACCATTTATCAAGGACTATGAAATGACAGATATAATCTCTACAGTTTCAACTGCTGTAACCCTCGCACTTCGCTTGAAGGACATCAGCAAAAACATAGAAAACGCAGAATTCAAAAACATTCTTGCTGACTTAAGCCTTGAACTTTCCGAAGTAAAATTAAAGTTAGCCGACCTGCTGTCGGAGAATGCGGAGCTTAAAGAAAAAATCCACACCATAACCAGTGCCACTGGCACGCTCTGCCCTAGCTGCAACAATAGAACTTACAAGCTCATATCATCCGAGCCTGATCCAGTATTCGGTGACCTGGGCGCAAACTCGCGACTCTACAAGTGCAGTTCCTGCAACTTTTCAGAAACAGTGATGAGTCAGTGATTTAAAGTAAAAGCCCGGTTTCTAGCCGGGCTTCCCTTCTACTGGACGGTTAGAAGTGCACTGAGAAATCTAAGAATATCCCTTTTTCTTTCTTCATTTAGCTGCCTGAACATTTTTACGAAACTCAGCTCAGTGTCTGTCAGCCTCTCCATTTCACAGTTACCGATTTTATTGGTTTCTGTATCGCTGTTCACCGACATGTGCCACTCCATCTACAACACGTAACGGGTGCCCGGCACCTTCATTGGTACCGTCCAAAACACCCGGCGAACAGACGATTTTCAGCATGTTCAGGCGTGCCACCAGCACAAAAAAGTCACAATTTGCATTTATGCCTGATCAGAGCAAAAAAAGGAAAATGCGGCTCCTTCCCTCTCCGCTTCGACTTTGAAGACCTACATTGACGACATTGCTGCCAGGGCACCCGTCAGCCGAACGACTGAGGCCTGGTCACCTTCGGACAGTGACCGGTAGCTTTCAAGGATCTTAGACTCGACAGCGCTCAACCCCTCTTCAGACACGCACGCCTTGACTCCTGAAAGCACGTACTGAACGTCCACTCCAGCCTTTTCAAGTGCAGCCAGGTACCTCAGATCAGGTGAATTGCTCTCCTGTTCGTACGCCTTTTGGGTACCTCTACTGACACTCCCTATCGCCCCGAAGTCGGTCTGATTCAGGCCCAAACGGTCGCGCTCTTCCTTGAGGCGCTCGCCAACCCCATCAGATATGTACATTTTTTTGCTCACCATTGTTGACTTGAGCATTTTTCTGCTCAAGAATGACCACACACCAACACGAATCAACACCAATGAACACTATGCCCGCCCCTCTTACACCCGAGCAAGCCCGCGCGGCCCTTGACCGCAAGGGCGTCAGCATTGCCGATTTCTGCCGTCAGTATGAGCTGAACAGAAATCTGGTCAGCGACTTATTGAACGGTCGCAAGAAAGGTCGTCGCGGTGAAGCACACCGGGCTGCAGTCCTGCTCGGTATCAAAGACGGCGAGATCACAAACTAGGGCCTCTGGCGCCAAGGAGAAACCAGAAAATGAAACGCCCAGTTCTAGGCACCAGAAAAGACGTGGTCAGCGCCGTGATATGCAGTTTCCCGGGCGGTCGTGCTTACGCCGCCGCGAGCATCGGTATGCCGATCAAGAAATTCGACAATCAAGCCTACGAAAACGCCGGCAGCCGCCCGCTGACTGATGAACATCTTTTCAGACTGGAGCAGCAAGCTGGTACCACCTTCCTGCCCGATTACATCGCTGGGCTGTATGGCGGTCTGTTCGTCCCCCTGACGGCACCAGAAACGCTGGACAACGTCGACCTGTACAACCGCTCGGTCAAGGCAGCGGCAAAGCGTGGCCGGGTCGATCAGGCCATTTCCGAGGCCCTGGATGACGGCATTATCGAGAAGCATGAAGCCGACGCCATCGTGAGTGCCTTGCTCAAGTACATGTCCGCCCGCTATGCCGAAGTGCTCGCGACCATCCAGCTCTACAGCAACAAGGAGGCCGTACGGTGAGCACTTACAAGCTGGTCTGCCCCCACTGCCTGGGTCCCATGCGTATTCGCACAAGCGAAGGAACTCATATTTTTTTGCGGGTGGCGTACCTGCAATGCCGGAACGAGGCCTGCGGCTGGTCAGTTCGGGCGGAATTCGAAATGACCCACGAAATGTCCCCGAGTGGCATGGCAAACCCTGCTGTGCGACTCCCTGTCGCTGACGTGGCGTTGCGCCGTGCAGCGATGAAGTCCGCCGATGATCAACCCGACCTGCTGGACCAAATGGAAATGGAGCGTGCGCTATGAACCACGAAGACCTGTCCCACGATTACCGCAGCAGTATGCAGCGAGCCGCGTTCAGCTACCTGCAACGCCATGAAGCCGAGCATTTGGTGGATACCGACCTGTTGTTTGATCGTTGCGTGTGCCATCTGACCAGAGCCCTGGAAGTACCGGTGTTCATGGCACAACAACTCGTTCACAACGCCTGGACTGAACTTCAGGTCATCAATCAGCGCAAGTGGGTGGGTGTGGATTGGGGCACCGGGCCAGGTGCCACGGTCGTGCATTTGGTCGACCTGCGAGCAGATCTGCGCTACCCAGTACCGGCGCGGCTTTTGCCTCAGAAGCTGCTCGACCAGCGTAGCGCCCTGCCTCAGCAACACCCTCAATAAGCCCTTTTTAAACAACCCGCCCTGCCCCGATTCCCGTGGGTTTGGGTGAGCTTTGCCCGAAATCCGAGGTGGACCATGGAAATCGACGTCGCCATCACCGCAAAACTGAGCCGCACGCAGGCCGAAGCGCTGCTTGAAACGCTGCGCAACCAGTACGCGATGCAGTTCAACGAGCACTGGTATGACGACCGGTTTCGCATGATCCCCGAGGGCCTACGGCACGGCTCGTTGCTGGTGGCCTTCCCTGTGATGGCCGCGCAAAAACGCCTGATTGGCGCCCTTAAACACAGTCTCGACGAAGCGAAGTAAGCCACGATGGAAATGGAACAAAGGCTGCGAGCCGACGTCATCCAACGCATTGAGCGTGATTACCAGCTCAAGCACATGGCCAACACCAACTACATGCGCAAGGGTGTTTGCCCTGCCTGCGGCCAGAAGACCCTGTACACCTTCTACGATTCGCCCTGGACGCTGATCTGCGGACGGCCGGAAAAGTGCGACCACCGTGTCCACGTGAAGGACGTCTACGACGATTTGTTCAACGACTGGAGCAAGACCGCTCCGTCGACGCCGGACAACCCCCTTGCCACGGCACGCGCCTATCTTGAGTTTGCGCGGGGCTTCAAATTTGAGCTGATCGCCGGCTGGTTCACCCAGGAAAACTACTGGGATGGCCGGCAGAACATCGGCAGCGCCACGGTGCGTTTCGCCCTGGAGAAAGGTGGGTACTGGGAACGCCTGATAGATCGGCCAGACCGATTCGGCAAGATGAAAGCGCGCTTCCGCCCAACCGGCGAAGGCTTGCCCGGTTACAAAGGCATCTGGTGGTGCCCGCCGAGCGTGGACCTGCTGGAGGTCGACGAACTCTGGATAACAGAGGGCATCTTCGACGCTATCGCGCTGCTGCATAACGAAGTGTCGGCCGTGTCGATGATGTCCAGCGCCCCCTGCCCAATCGACTCGCTCAAGGCTCTGGCCAAACTGCGCCACGACGCTGACAAACGCCTACCGCGCCTGGTGTGGGCACTCGATAACGAGCCCGTCGCCAAGGCCAACATGCGCCGCTGGGCGAAAGAGGCGCGCGACCTGGGTTTCACTTGCAAAGCAGCGGTGATCCCTCAACCCAATGGCAAAAAAGTCGACTGGAACGATCTGCACCACCGCTGGAAGTCAATCGAGGGCGATGACGAGCGCGCTGAGCGTGTTGAGCAGGACCTTGATGAAGCCAGACACCAGGGCGACCTGTTGCTGGCCGATTCGGCTGAAGAAAAGGGCTTCCTCATCTACTTGCACGACGAGCGAAAGGAGTTCCACTTCTCGTTCCGCAAACGCTTGTACTGGTTTCGGCTTGACCTTGAAAAATACGACCGGGCCATGAGCGATCTGGAGAGTTCAGAACGTCATGACGACCAGTTGCTCAGCGATGAGCAGCGCCGCTACAAAGCATTGCGCCAGGCCGGCGCGGTATCCCGCATAGCCAACTGCCATTTCCAGGCGCTGTACTACATGCGCAACGAACTGACCGACGAGGCCTGGTACTACTTCCGCGTCGAGCGCCCGGAAGGTCCGGCTATAAAAAGCACCTTCACCGCCGCACAGCTCACCTCAGCACCTGAATTCTCGAAGCGCCTGCTCAACGTCTCCAACGGCGCGATGTTCGAGGGCAGCGCCAACCAACTGAGACGGATTCTGGCGCCCCAGCTTGACTGCCTGAAAACCGTGAACACCATCGAATGGATCGGCTACAGCCGCGAGCACGGTGCCTATGTCTTCAACGACCTCGCCGTCGCCGGCGGGTCGGTACACAAGCTCAACAAGGAGGATTTTTTCGACCTCGGCAAACTGAGCGTCAAGTCGCAGAGCCAGTCTCCAGTGCTGCATATCAACACCGACCTCAACGCCTACAACGAGGGTTGGCTCGACATCTACTGGCGCTGCTTTGGCGTACAGGGCCTGGTGGTATTGGCCTGGTGGCTGGGCGCCTTGCATGCCGAGCAGATCCGCCAGATCCACAAGTCACTAATGTTCCTGGAACTCGTTGGCGAAGCCGGGTCAGGCAAAACCACCCTGGTGGAATTGCTGTGGAAACTGGTCGGCCGTACTGACTACGAAGGCTTCGACCCGTCCAAAGCGACACCGGCAAGCCGTGCGCGCAACTTCTCGCAGGTGGGCAACCTGCCGGTGGTGCTGATCGAATCGGAACGCGAGCAGAAGGAAGGCCAGCCCGTTAAGCACTTCGACTGGGATGAACTGAAAACCGCATACAACGGCCGCAGCGTCCGCTCCACAGGTGTGAAAAACAACGGCAACGACACCCGCGAACCGCCGTTCAGAGGCGCCCTGCTGATCGCGCAGAACAACCCGGTGAATGCTTCTGAACCCATCTTGCAGCGCCTTTGCCACGTTCACCTGACTCGGGAGCACCACACTCCGGAAACCAAGCAGTTCGCCGAGCAACTGGAACGTATGCCGATGGAAGCCATCAGCGGCTTCCTGGTCAAAGCGCTGCAACGCGAGGCCAATACCATGCGCCTGATGGAGGAAAACACCTCCCGCTACGAACAGGAGCTGCTGGCTCAACCCGGCATCCGCACCGTGCGTATCGCCAAGAACCACGCACAGCTGCGCAGCCTTGTGGATGCCTTGGCGGACATCGTGCCCCTCGGCGAACAGCGCAAAGCCAAGGTGCACGCCGAGGTCAATCGCATGGCCGCAGAACGGCAGCAGGCAATCAACGCTGATCACCCGACCGTGCGCGAGTTTTGGGATCTATACGAGTTCCTCAATGGCATGGACGAGAAAGGGACGCTCAACCATGCGCGTCGGGATGGGTTGATAGCCGTGAACCTCAACGAATTCGTCGAGATGGCGGCCAACAAACGCCAACAGGTACCAGCGCTCAGCGACCTGAAGCGCCTGCTCAAGACCAGCAAGTCCCCAAAATTTTTGGAGTCGAACAAACCGGTCAATTCTGCCCAGCAGACAGATGCGTTCAACGCCAGCAAGACCGTCCGGTGCTGGGTATTCCAGGCCTGACCAATCACCAGGGCGCGGCAACGCCCAGGTATCAACCCCAAGGAGAAGCACCATGCCCGAAGACCAATTGAAAAACACCCTGGACGAGCTGTTCCAGTACCAGACGGAGCGCCCTGCCATTCGCAAAGCGGGTATCGACGCATTGGTACGACTGGTGCCTGTCGCCCTGCGCGATACAGGCCAGAGCGGCGTCGTCGCCCGCTTCCTGCTGGGCTTGTACAACGGCCCAGCACATCCGTTCGACCTGACTGAGCTGCGCCGTCTGGACGTGGGCCTGTTCGACGACTTCATTGCTGTCCTGCGGCTGGACAACACCCCCGAACAAGAGGTGCACACCTACCTCCCCAACGGTGATGCCATCTGGCAGGAGCTGCGCGGGAACTGGGCATGAAATGGGCCGCGAAACGCAATCGTGACGGTGAGATCGTCCATCGCTGCTGGGTGACCGACAGCGGCTATACCGTTGCCGAGTGCCGGCTGCCAGAAGCGCGCTACCCCATCACCAGACCGGGCGGTGACCTGCCTTTCGCGTATGCGAAGAACCGGGACGAAGTGATCGGAATTATCGAGCAAGACCAGGCACGTCAGGCCTGAAAACACGATGGTCGGGAGCGGCAACTCCCGGACATCCACCCCAAGGAGAAGCACCATGCAGACACAACAACCAAGCGATGATCAAACAGAGAATTGCACGACCGACTTCAAAGAAGGCGTCACCCAAAGGGGATTCCCGCGAGTCGAATTCAGCGATTTTTACAACGAGCGTTGCAGCGTTCAGGTCAGCAGCTTGGCGGACACGCCTGCAATCTGGCTCGGGATGGATCATCCCAAAGCCCAGATTCTGAAGGACGGCAATTGGAAGCCAGTCACTCTGCCAGAAGGAGCGCAATTGAGCGGGCGCATGCATCTGTCGCACCAACAGGTGAAGAAACTGCTCCCGTACCTGATGGCCTTTGTTGAAACCGGTGATCTGCTGCGTAAGGCCACTGCCACCCGGCCAAAGCCGCAGCTCGTGGCCGAGATCAAAAAAACCAGCAAGTACGCGCATCAAGCCAACTTCATGCGCAATAGCTGCACATACACCTACCCCTTTGCATGCGCTATCGACAGCGACGGTGGCGGTGAATACGTCGTGAAAGGAGGTATCGGCGGCCAGTATCGCCTGGCCGATGTGAATCTTTATGTCATCGCTGAGGGACGAAAAATCCGCCTGAAATGAACCGGGTCTCCCGGAAATGAAAGCGGTGTCGGGGAGCGGCAACTCCCCGACACCTACCACCCCAAGGAGAAGCACCATGCAAGCACAACACCCAAGCGGCAGCAGTACAGAGGCTACCACGAACACCTTCAAAATCGGCGATGACGTGTCCTACGTCATTGGCCGCAGCACCGAGCGCAGTGTCAGTTTCAGCGTGCGCGAAGGCAAAATCGTCAAGATCGACGGCAATATTGCCGTCGTGAAATCCCGCAACGGTCGCTGCATCACGCAGCCGCTGGGCAAGCTCACCCGCAAGGGCGAACGCAATGCCCTGACCCGTGCTCTGCTGGGAGATGTGCAATGAGCCACTTCTTCTACAAGTCAGAAGCGCCGACGGTGGTTGAAACCGTGCAGGTCTGGTACCAAACCCGGGACGCGTTCGGGGCTCAACGGGCAAAGCTCAGCGATGCCTTTGGTGCCCAAGCATCCACGATGTGTTCTGGAACTCATAGCTTTGTTGGTGGACTCAGTCTTGGCGGAAGCCGGGAACTTGATCCGCACTGGTGCCGCCCGGACGAGCACGGTTACCGGAGACTTCGCTGCAACGCCATCCCCCCCAAGGGCAGCAGCAAAGAAACTCGCGACGCCATGCGCGATGAACACAAACGGCTTCAAGCTCTGTGGAATGAACACTGCCCCGACCGCATCGACGCCATCAGCACCTGGTCACAGCTGAACATCAACACCAGCAACATCTGGATGATGGGCGGGATCATGTTCGAAATCGATGGCGTTGCCTTTTTTTGCCTGGGCTTTGAAATCAACCAGACCGAACACCACGCGGCAGTTGCTGACGGCAAGCCAACCTCTGGCTGGATCGAAGGCGCCAGCGAGATTCTGCCCAGTGAGTACGAGCGGGCTCGCCAGCTGAAAGTCGATGGTCAGCAGGAGGTTGTATGACCGTCTTCCTGTTGCTGTACCTCTGCACTGATGCAACTCGAACCGACTGCCAGGTGGTGCCGACTCAACGCTGGAAGGGACCCGAAGCGTATGAACAATGCATCGACGCGTTACCAGGCCTGACCGAGTCACTGACTGCACCCAACCGGGAACGGCATCGATTCGTGTGCGAGATCCAGGGCGAAGGTGCGAAACACGCAGAACATAAGGCCCAGCCCGCGTTCATTCATCAATCGTTTCGGATGTGAGGGAAGCGCCATGAACACCGCCTTCATCCTGATGGCCCAATACGATGGCCAAGCGATTATCTCGCTGGAGCTGGTTTGCCGGGATTACTTCACGCACCTGACTCCGGACATGTTCCAGCGCAAGGTGATGAGTGGTCAGATCAAGCTGCCCATCACCCGCCTGGAACCGAGCCAGAAGTCAGCTAAGGGCATCCACCTCACCGACCTGGCCGCCTACCTCGATGTACAGCGCGCCGCCGCTGTTAAAGAGCACAGCCAGATCAACGGGTTAAAACACGCCTATTGA